GCCTACCAGGACCACCTCGCCACCCGGCACACGATCACCTACCACGACACGGTGATCTTCGACGAGTGGCCGACCGCCGTATATTCGCCCTGGCTGGAGGGATTTAGCGAAAGAAACCGTTCTACCAGGTTCAAAGGGTATCATTTGTGGCGCATTACCAAGCGGCGGTTGCAAAGCCGGGCGGCTGAGTTCGCGCAGGCCCGGATGCCCCAGCTTATCGACCGTTTGAATGGCCGCTAATGACGAGGTCGCCGGTTGTTCGCCTGCTGATCCCACGTGGCCCAGCGGCAATTGGCCGCTTCATAGTCGCCGTCATTGTCGATGCGGTCCAGCGACATGCCATCTGGGCGTTCTCCCATGTCGGCCAGGAAGTTCTCGAACTTGCGCCAGCGGTCGCACACCGTAATCCCCCGGCCGCCATAGTCCTTCCAGAACCTGTTCCTGGGGTTTGTGCACCGCTGGATCATCGCCCCCCAGATGTAGTAGGTGGACGTCCCCTGGCGCCCTTCGCCGCGTTTACGGCCGTGACCATGGATCGTGCGCTCAGCAGCCATCCGGGCCCGTGCTTCATCGGACGGCATGTTGGGAGGCCAAGGATTTTCGATCCAGCGTTTACGCATTCGCTCGGAGACGTCGGGGCGCGGCTTCCCTCGTTTGGCCTCGCTGATCTTGCGCCGTCGCTCAAGCTCTTGAGGGCTGACCTGCTGACTATCCATGGCAGATACATTACCAGGGCGGTGGGCTGATGTCATTCGATGACGCCGCCATCCGCGACATGATGGACCGGATCGCCAGTCACGCGATGACCCTCGGCCTGTTCGACACGGTGAACAAGCACGAGCCGAAATCGCCGCCGGGAAACGGCCTGTCCTGCGCGGTCTGGATCCAGTCGATCCGCCCGGTGCGCAGCTCCGGGCTGAGCGTCACCAGCGGCAACGTCACCTTCCACGTGCGCATCTACGGCGGGATGCTGACCGAGCCGCAGGACGACATCGACCCGAACATGATGTCGGCGGCCACTGCCCTGATGGCCGCCTACAGCGGCGACTTCGACCTGGGCGCCACGGTGCGGTCGATCGACCTGCTCGGCATGGACCGCGATCCGCTGTTCGCGCAGGCGGGCTACCTGACCATCAGCCAGAAGATGTTCCGGGTGATGGTGATCACCCTTCCCGTAATAGTCAACGACATGTTCGCACAGGCAGGCTGAAATGGCGAAAGTAAGCGGATTGGGCGATAACTTCTACATAGCTGGCGTGGACATTTCGGGTGACGTCAACAGCCTCAGCCAGATCAGCTGCCCGGGTGCGGTGCAGGACGCCACCGACATCACCCAGAGCGCCACCGCGCGCCTGGAACTGCTGAACGACGGCGCCCTCGACTTCAACGTCTTCTTCGACACCGGCCCGGCCGGGACCACGGGCGAGCACGCCGTGCTGTCCCAGCTGCCCTATGCCGACTCAATGGCCAGTTACTACCGGGGCACTGCCCTGGGCAGCCCGGCCGCCTCGATCAACGCCAAGCAGCTCAACTACGACTGGACCCGCGCCACCGATGGCTCGCTGATGGGGGCGGTCAGCTTGCAGGCCAACGGCTTCGGGCTGGAGTGGGGCCTGCAGCTGACCCCGGGCAAGCGCACTGACACCGGGGCTACGGCGGCATCGGCGGCCAACTCGGTCGATACGGCCGCCTCGCTGGCCTTCGGCGCGCAGATGTACGTGCACCTGTTCGCCTTTACTGGCACGTCGGTGACGATCGCGCTGTGGGACTCTGCCGACAACAGCACCTTCGCCGCCGTGGCCGGAATGACCACCACCGCGCTGACGGCGGCCCCGGCAGCGCAACGGGTGGCCATCTCCAACACCTCGACGCTGCGCCGCTACCTGGCCGTGGCCACCACCGGCACATTTAGCAATGCTCAATTTGCCGTCATGGTCAACAAAAACCCCGTGGCTGGAGTTATTTTCTGATGCGCGTCGAGCACACGCCGTTCCGGATCCAGCCCGCGCTGCCGGTGCAGGCCTACAAGACCTACCAAGTGCTCAGCCCGCCGTACCCGGTCAGCTGCGCCCAGGCGGCCTGCGAGGCCTACCTGCACGGCTGGAGAACGGTCGTGGACGAGCGAACCGACCTCGGCCAAGCCCAGGCGCACTACATCCGCACCGGGGCCGGACGGGGCTTCACCGAGGCCCGCAACGAGGCCGGGCTGACCGAGTTCACCTTCGCCGCCGGGCAGCGCTGCTTCGGCCAGCACCGGATGCCCCAGGAGGGCGCCGAACGCTTCCTGGTGCGTCCTGGCGACTGGCGCGGCATCACCGGCCCGGTCCGCGAGCACACCCGGGCGCAATTCTGGGTTGAGGACTTTGCCGAGCACCTCGACCGGCTCAACACAGCCATTGAAAGGGGCTGATTCCATTGGCAAAGAGCACGGGCCTTTCCTGGACCACGTTCTCTGTCGGGGACGCCAGCAATGCGGCCACCGACATTCGCAATGACTGCACCGACATCCAGATCAGCACGCCCCGTGCGGTGCAGGACGTCACCGGCCTGGACAAGGCGGCCAACGAGCGGCTGCTGGTGCTGGCCGACTACTCGGTCACCGTCAACGGCGTCTTCAACCCGGCTGGGGCGCACCTGATCTTTTCCACAGTGGCATCCACATCGGTGAACCGCGCCGTGCTGCTGACCACCAATGGCAAGAACCTGAACATGGGCGCCACCGGGGCGGGCAACGGCGCGGTGATCTTCACCGACTACCAGGTCACTCGCGCGGCGACCGGCGAGCTGACCACCAGCGCGCCCGGCCAGCTCGCGAACGGCGCCGTGCCCACCTGGAGCTGACCCGTGGCTGGTTACCGCAAGAAGCCGAAGACCTACACCCTGACCTGGGCCGAGGACCACGAGTACCACGGCCTGGAGGTGTCGCTGAAGGGCCTGACGGTGGCGAAGATGCTGGACATCGGGCGCAGCGCCTCGGCGGTCACCACCGACGCCCAGGGCACGCTCACCGAGGGCACCGATGAGACCCGGGACATGTTCGAGACGTTTGCCTCCTGCCTGGTGCGCTGGAACCTCGAAACCGAGGACGGCGAGCCGGTCCCGGCGACCTTCGACGGCGTGACCACCCAGGAGTTCCCGTTCATCCTGGACCTGGTTGTCACTTGGATGGAGGCGGTCGCCGGTACCGGCGGCAGCAACAGCAAGGGCGGCGATAGCCCTTTGAGCGAGACCTCATCCTCTGGGCTAGCTGCCCTGGAGGCATCGCTCCGGATGGATCCATTGTCACCAAGCCCCGCGAGCTAGCGCACGCCGAGACGGTGCTGGGCCTCTGCGAGCGGTTTCACTGCCTGCCCTCGGCGCTGGCGGACGAGGACGCTAGCCTGCTGCGGCTGCTGAAGATCGAGGCCCTCGGCAAGCGAGAGGAGGGCGAGCCCGATGCCGGGCAATGACGTCGAGATTGTCGTCGGCGCGCGAGACTCCTCCGCTCCCGCCCTGGATGCCCTGCGCGCCCGGCTGAAGGAGGTCCGCGACGCCGCCAGGAACGCCGGCGGCAACATCCAGCTGTCCACCGACTACGGCCGCGCCCAGGCCGACCTGCTGATCAAACGGGTCGAAGAGGTCAAGCGCAAGGTCGCCGACCTGTCCGGCGCCAAAGTGCGGATGGACACCAGCGAGTTCACTCGCCAGACCGGCCTGATCAGCCTGCGGATGGAGCGGCTGAACAAGCTGATCGCCCGGCCGAGGATCGACATGGAGGGCGTCGCCAAGGCGCTGGCCGACATGGCCGCCATCGATGCTGCGGTCGGGCGGGTCAATGCGCAGAACAAGCGGGTCGGCTTTTTCACGCGCACCTCCACCTGGGGTGGCCTGGGTGGCATGCTGAAGGGCCTGATCCCGGGTCTTGGCGGTGCAGGAGCTGCGGCCGGTGCTGGTGCGGCTGGCGCGGCGGGGCCAGCTGGGCAGGCGGGCGCCACGGGCCTGGCCGCCATCTTCAGCAATCCTTACTCTGCTGCCGGGGCGGTCGGCCTTGGCACCGCCGCGCTGCCGTTCGCTGGGCAGGCTGTTGGGACCGGGCTCGTGGGCGGCCTTGGTGCTGAACTACTCCGGTTCGGCATCACTGGCGCGTCCAAGCTCAGGGTGGTCAAGGAGCAGTTCAAGGATCTGACCGCGACCGTCAACAGAAGCATGAAGGAAATCGGGCGCCCGCTGGCCCCAGCTCTTGACGCCATTCTGAAGGCCTTCGGTCATACGATGCGGGTGCTGACGCCAGTCTTTAAGACCGCCATGAAAGATATGGCCGGGCCGCTGAAGACCTTTGGGACCGCACTGGCGAAGGCATTCGCCCAGCCAGCGGTCCAGCATGCCATTATCGCCATTGCTAAGGCGTTCGGCATGATGCTGAAGGCCCTCAGCCCGGCAATCGGCCCGGCGATCGGTGCTCTCGCGACCGGAATCACCGCCGTCGCCAAGGCGGTCGCGAAGAACCCGAAGTCGTTCGCGGATTTTATCACCTTCCTGTTCAAGATCGCCGAGGGCGCTCTGCTTGCCATTGCGTGGCTCACCAGAGTGGCCTCCAACATTGAGAAGTTTATCGGCAAGGTCAAGGGCTATCTGCGGTCCAGCGGTTTCGACGTGATCTGGCACCACATCTGGGATGGCATGAAAATTTCGTTCCAGGCGACCTGGGCGTATATCAAGGGCGCTCTGAAATTCGGTCTCGACTGGATGTCTGGCGAGTTTCGGATCGTCCTGGACCTAATCCAGGGGCACTGGAAGAAAGCGTGGACCGACACCAAGAAACTGGGTAGCACGCTGTGGCATGACATCGGGAACATGTTGAAGGCCATCTGGGATGCGCTGCCCGGCTGGTTGCGCAGAGACCTGGAAAAGATAGCCCACGAAACTGCGGTTATCTTTGATGGTGTCCGCCACGAAATCGCTCACGTCTGGGATCAGATTTTCCAGAACACCATTGGCACGGTGATCCGGTTCGGCCATGACGTGGAGCGCGACTTCAACAATTTCCGGCACCGGACGGCGGTGATCTTCGACGGAGTTCGCCACGATATTGCTCATATCTGGGACATGATCTGGAATAACACGATCGGCCGGATCATGCGTGGCGCGACGGATGTGGGCCGGGGATTCCGCACCGTGTGGAATGCTATCTGGAATCAGATCAGGCACTGGCCGCAGTGGCTGTGGAACATGGGCAAGCAGATACTGACCATGCTCTGGAACGGTGCCAAGTCGATGGTCAGTCCCATCGTGAAT